TTGAAGCAGGAGAACATTAAGTATGGAAATCGCTGCGTTAGTTATAGCTGCCATTATTATACTAATTATTTTTCAAGTAACAAAAAAACTAAAATGAAAACAAAACCACAACAAGCCATCATCGTATCTATTACCCTCACTCCCGAAGAACTCAAACAGCTTCAAGAGCGGTGCAGTGTTAGAGTAAACAGCGACGACAACGAACAAAAGTTTGAGCTGCCACAAGGCCCATCTTTTTTGAATGGACAATGGATTTGGTAGTGTAATTTTATAAGATGGAAGAAAAGACAGAACCTCAAGTGCCTGAGTTTGCTATTTTTCAAAACAGCAGGACAAGGGTTGCTGCGATCTGGACAAAACACCAAGGGCGATGGCAAGAGTGTGAACCAGAGGAGTACGACGCCATCAGTTTGTTTGTCGCTTTGTTAAGAGAGTCCGACAACCCTCACGCAACACTCGAAGAGATCGTCAAAATTATGCGCGGTGGAACCTAGCGCCAAATTTAGCTAATACAATCTAACCACCCCCCCCTTTTAAAGAAACTTACTAACAAGTTATTCACGCAATTAGGGGGTCGGGGCTTAAAATTTATCTGCCCGACAAAAAAACCCCCTAGCGAATATATATTAATAATTATTTAAAATTATTCGTGCGGTATTTAATTGATTTTGCGCTTATTTCTTGTTAAGATAAGTGCGTGAAGCAAAAAGATGCGGATATAGTCATTACGACCTATAATAGACCCCATGAATTAATGAAAATTATTGAAATTTTATCTAAACAGGTAAATATGAATTTCAATTTGATTATTAATGATGATGGAGGTGCAAAAAGAATAGATCCCTCAGTTTCACCTATTATCACTAAATACATTTTCAATGTAGACGATGGATACCATAGAGTAGTTAGGTTTAATGAGTCTGTTTCTTTATGCGTTTCACCAAATATAATTATGATAGATGATGACTGTGCTCCTGTAAGCAAAAATTTTGTACAATCACATATAGATATATTAAAAAATTATGAATTAAGCAAGGGGATAGTCAGGTTCCCTAACGGACAAACAACTGAACACGATGAACGCTTCTGTACTGCTAACTTAGGAATTAAATTAAATACAGTAAAAGAAAATGGTTTGTATGATGATTGTTATGATGGTTATTATGGATTTGAAGACCTTGATTTGAATTTCGAATATAAAAAAAGAAATATAAAAATTGGAAACGGAACGCAAGACACAATTGTTGATCACGGCGCAGAAATATACGCTAATGGAGATAGATCTAATCACGTTTTAGGGCATAATAGAAAAGAATTTGTCAGAAAATGGGGGTACGACCCGACAGAGGGACAACCAGAACAATGGGGGGGAATTTTTGAATACTAAAAACACAGAAAAAGAAAAATACACAAGTTTATATAGCGGTAAACTACACGAAATATACATGAGCTTTGATCTAAGAGGTCAAACTGATGGTGGATACGGTAGAGCTAACTGGGGCGAAAACATCATGCCATTATTAAACGATAAAAAAGCAAAATCTATTATAGATTACGGGTGTGGGTATGGTAAATTTTGCGATTTAGCCACTCAAAGCATAAATAAAGTGTATGGATTAGATATTGCTTCTGTAGCAACGGGCAATATTATTGATAATGACAAAATAACATTTCTTGACGGAAATGGAACAGCGATTGACCTACCTGATAACGAAGTAGATTGGGTAACATCGTTCGATTGTTTAGAGCACATAGCTGAAGCAGACTTAAATACAGTATTGCAAGAGTTTGATAGAGTATCTACGAAGGGGTTCGCTCTCTCCGTCACTTTTTCTCCTGATAGCATTGGCAATTTTGAATGGACCAACCCTCTAACGAATAATAACGAACCCTGCATACTACATCTAACGGTTAAACCTAAAGAATGGTGGATAGGAAAATTGTCAAACTATGGTAAAGTCTACGAACATGGACTAGTGCCAGATCAAGACTATGGGCAAGTACCTTATATTATCGTAGAAAAATGAAGGGGATCATACTAACAGGAGGAAAAAGCTCAAGGTTGTACCCTACAGCCTTAGTAAATAATAAGGGGCTGCTACCTGTATATGATAAACCCATGATATATTATCCTTTATGCACATTAATTGAGAATGGCATTAAAGATATTTGTATTATTTCTTCTCCGGATCAAATTAACAGTTATAGAAAGCTATTAGGCAATGGAAGTAGATTCGGTGTTAAAATTTGTTATAAAGTTCAAAAAAGACCTGAAGGAATAGCTCAAGCTTTTTTAATTGCTAAAACTTTTATTAAAGGAAGTAAGGTTGCGCTAATACTTGGTGATAATATTTTCTATGGAAGCCGTGTGTTTGGTCGAGCCTTTCGAGGCTTCAGATCCGGCGGTACCATATTTGGGTATGAAGTAAAAGACCCCACAAGATATGGGGTAGTTAATTTTGAAGAAGGAAAACTTGCAAGTGTCGTTGAAAAGCCGAAAGAACCAAGCAGTAACTATGCAGTTCCGGGGCTATACTTGTTTGATAAAGATGTAGCAGAAATTACTAAAAAACATGTTACTCCTTCTGAAAGGGGGGAACTTGAAATAGCTTCTGTAATTAATCAATATATTGCAAGAAAATCTGTAAAACTAGTAAAAATTAATAGAGGCTGTGCGTGGCTTGACGCTGGGACTCCTAAATCTTTGCATGAATCATCAGAGTACATTAAAGTTATAGAAGATAGACAAGGAATTAAAATAGGTTGTATTGAAGAAGCTTCTTTTAGAAGAAAATTTATAAACAAGAAACAATTAACAGAAATAGCGGCCAAAATGCCAGATAGTGATTATAAAACATATTTAGAAGGATTATGATATTAGTATTAGGACAGACAGGGTATATAGGAACTCAATTTATAAATGAGTTAGAATATAGGAACAAATCATATAGAGGCATATCGCGCGGTAATATAGATTATACTAATTATTCTGTGCTTTATTCTTATTTAACAACTGATATAGCTAGGAATAATTTTGAATTAGTTATTAATTGCTCAGGGTACATAGGTAGACCTAACGTAGATGCCTGCGAAGATCATAAGGCAGAAACGATAGAGGGAAATGTTGTATTACCAAAAATGATATCGGATATCTGTTCAGACGTAGGTATTCCACTCATACATATATCTTCTGGATGTATTTATAATGGATATGATAAAACGTATACCGAGGAAGACCCACCCGATTTTTGTTTTAAAACTAATAATGGTTCTTTTTATTCGGGATGTAAGGCGTTAGCCGAAGATCTAATTGATAAAGATAATTCTTATATTTGTAGACTAAGGATTCCCTTTGACCAGTTTGACAATCCGAGAAACTATATAAGCAAATTAAAAAATTATGACAAACTATTAAATGCCGAAAATTCAATCTCTCATAGGAGCGATTTTGTTAAAGCTTGTTTGGATTTATTTGAGAATGATTGTCCTAAGGGTATTTATAATATAGTTAATTCTGGATTCGCGTCAACCGAACAGGTTGCGCGACTCATGACTAAATATAATATTAAAAATGATTTTAGCTTTTTTGAAAGCGAAGAAGAATTTTATAGACTTGGAGCGAAAGCTCCAAGATCTAATTGTTTGCTCGACAACTCAAAATTGCTTTATGCTGGAGTTAAAATAAGGGATGTAAATGAGGCTCTGGAGGATTCCCTACAAAAATGGACATAGTATGTGTGGAATATATTGCTCAAATTTATCTGCTTTAGAAAAAGGCTACGGAGAGCATTTGCTTAATTTACGTGGTCCAGATAATCTTTCTGAAATTCAGGTCGAAGATTTTTTCATATCTCATTCTCTATTAAGCATTACTGGCGACATAACCACCCAGCCTTTTATAAAAAATAATATTGCATGTTTGTATAATGGAGAAATCTACAACCACAAAGAATATGGAAATTATGATAGCGATGGTGAAGCTCTAATTGATGCCTATTTACGCGACGGGATTTCTTTTCCTCAAAATCTTGACGGGGAGTTCGCTATAGCGCTAATTGACTTTCCAAAAAATTTGTTAATTGTCTCCACCGATACTTTCAGCACAAAGCCCATATACTATTCCCTAGAGGACCGGACATTTGGGTGTAGCTCCTATAGATCTCCATTGGAGGATGCTGGCCATAAAAATATAAAAAAATTGCCGCCGAATACTACTAGAGTTATTAACATGGTTGATTTCACATTGTCAGACCATATAGTTACCAATTTTAACTTAGATCAAAAAAATAATTCCTTTGATGGATGGATTCGTGCTTTCGAAAAGTCTATCGAAAAAAGAACTCAAAATTGTAGGGAGAAAATTTTCATCGGCTTAAGCAGCGGCCATGATAGTGGGGCGATATATAACGAACTAATAAATCAAAAAATCCCATTTAAGGCTTACTCTGTTAAGGGGAGTGAAGACGATGACATAATAAATCAAAGAAAAAATATAATTGAATTTGAATCTGACTGTTATCATAAAACCCTGTTTAAAACTGAAGATGCTTACAGAAAAGCTCACGCTTATATAGTGGAGAACACTGAGCCATATAATTATGTCATAAAGTCTGATTACGGGGATTACAGTGAAAATACTAAACTAGTAGATGACAGCGGGTCTAATTGGCTTTCTTGGGTGTGCGCTTACGCTCGGCAAGACGGATATAAGGTTTGCCTTTCTGGAATGGGCGCGGACGAAGTAATTTCTGATTATGGATTTGGTGGAAATAGATATTTTATGCATAGCAATTTTGGAGGATTGTTTCCCGACAATTTGAAAGAGATATTTCCTTGGGGATGTTTCTTTGGGAGCAGCATGGAGTCGTATATGATAAAAGAAGAATATGTCGGTGGCGCATACGGAATAGAGACAAGGTATCCATTTTTAGACAAAAATTTGGTTCAAGAATTTTTAAATTTAGAAAAAGACCTAAAAAATAAAGATTACAAATCTGTTCTGCACGAATACCTGACTAGAGAGCACGTACCTTTTGCACCCTACACAAAAATGGGATTTTAAAATGAAACTTACTATTTATTTAACTGCTAACGAAGAATATCTTTATTTTGTGGAGGTGTTTCTTTTTTCTATCAGAGAAAACTTTCCTCAAGAAAAATTAAAAAAAATAATTATAAATGATTTGGGTTTTACTTTTAATCAAAGGGTTATGCTTAAAAAAATTCACCCATTGGTTGAGTTTATTTCTACAACTAAAACCAAGGTTCGCTTAGATCAAGTATGGGGAGAAGGGTGGAGGCTTGCTATATCAAACAAAACAGAAGGTCTATATTCCATATGTAATGAAGAAAATTACCCTATCGTAATGATTGACGTTGACACATTCGTGCTGAAAGATTTTTCTGACGAAATATTTTATGGATGTGATGTTCAAGTATGTCAACAAGCGCCGTTCCGGAATGAAGCCGGTCAACTTATTGATTATATAGGGTGCTGGTTTGTAGCTCATAATGACAAAGCAAAAGAATTTATACACAGATGGGTTCACAAAATAAACCAAAGCCGATGGGTTCATAAAGAAACTCCGGGATTATGTGACCTAATGGATCAACTTAAAAAATCAGATAACACTCATTTTACTGTGAAAGAAAATCACGAAAATGATATTTGCGCTTTAGATTATAACCCAGCAGGGAAAGAGTGGGACAAACCAAAAATATTGCATTTTAGAAGTAACCCTAAATGCATAAACATTTCTAAAACAGGAGAGGAAGAGTTTACTAACGTTTCCGTTAATGACAGCTTTTATCTAGACAGAATAAACGAAACAAAAAATCTACCAAATGAAATAAGGCGATTATACTATAAGATTATACTATAAAGCTGATAAAGAAAATTTAATTTTACCCATGGAATGAAAATCGCGGTTTTAACAAGTCTTTTCGGAAGTCAAAACGATCTTCGTTCATTAAACGTTTGGGAAAGAGAGTATAACGTTGATTACTACGCTTTCTTAGATAGAGAGCATAAAGACTCCTTGGGGTGGAACCAGATCATGTGCCCCGAATTTACAACCCACACCGAGTGGTCACATAGACGAAATGCAAAAATATATAAAATATTACCAAATTTATTTTTACCTGATTATGATATTCATATTTGGATAGACTCCTGTCAAACTGTTATTAAAGACCCCCACATAATTTGCGAAGAGATTCTAAAGGATAGTGACATAGCCCTATTTAAGCATTCTGATAGAAACTGTGTATATAACGAAGCTCAAAAAGTAAACGAATTAAAAGTAGATACGCCAAAATCAGTCGATAGACAAACGGAGTATTTAAAATTAAAAAATTTTCCCGAAAATAACGGCTTATATGAATTAGCCTGCTTTGTTAGAAGAAACAATGAGGCAACAAACCAAATGGGGCTAATGTGGTGGGAAATGATATGTCGGTTTTCTTCTAGAGATCAAATTTCTTTTCCATATGTTCTGTGGAAATTGAAAGATAAAATAAAAATTTCTATTTTACCCGGTTTTGTTAATCATCATGGGGCTAATGATTATTTTCAATACAACGAAATTCATAGATCATTAATAGAAGACTGGCGTAATAAAATTTCTTAAAATGCATATTGTAAATTTTGATAAAAAATACTTGGAGTGGGCTAAATTATTTGTTGAGTCTAATTTACTAGTCAACCCAGATGAAAAAATATATCTTTCTACAGTCAATTTAACTGACGAAGATATAGAAAACCTCCATATTATTAGCGAAAATTTAATCATAGAAAATGAAGCTGTTGACCCTAAGGACGTCCCTGTAGTGGCGGAGCGCATAACAGAACACAACAAAACAGATAGATACGGCCCACTGAGCAACCGTATGCCAGAGTTTATGGCTTCTAGAATTCCAGAAGTTTTTAAAAGGGCCTTCGAAAGATTTACGAACGAAAATCTGTTTGTTTTAACTGGGGCAGATACGTTTGTTAACAAGAAGTTTCCTTTTAAAGATTTTATTGAATCACACGACGCGGGTCTTTTAACAGGAAATACAGGCTCACCTCCTAGTAATATTGCTACGGGTGTTGTATGTTTAAAGAACAGGCAACCATGTAAGGAGTTAGTTGATTTATGGGTAGATTATTCAGAGAATAAACAAAGTATCAGGGGATATCTGAAAGGTTATTGGTTTTGGGATCAAGTAACCCTAAACTGTGCGGCAGAAGATATGGTTATCAATAATAAACTAACAATAAAAGAACTTCCTCACATGGAGCTTATTAACGCAAATCAAGATAAAGAAGCCTATATGTGGTCTGTTCATAAATTAAACAAAGAAGGAAGAAAAAAGGTTTTTCATTCATGGGTAGAAGAGCTAGAAAAAAGGCGTAAACTTTGCTAGAATAAAATTATGCAAAATAAGTTAATCAAACAGAATGGATTCAAAATGCATTCCTCCAGCATTGTAGAATCAACCGACATAGGAGATGGAACAGTAATATGGGCGTTTTCCCATGTTTCTAAAGGCGTTTCTATAGGCAAGAACTGCATGATTGGAGAAGGGGTTCATATAGGAAACAACGTAAAAATAGGAAACAACTGCAAAATACAAAATCACTCTTTAATTTACGAAGGTGTTATCCTAGAAGATGATGTTTTTATTGGGCCGAACGTAATTACCACAAACGATTTATATCCTAGAGCGTTTGGCGAATGGACCGAGCGCTTCGCCAAAACATTAATCAAAAGAGGAGCAGGGGTTGGGGCGAATAGCACAATAGTTTGCGGAACTACTTTGGGTGAATTTTGCATGGTAGGTGCGGGCTCTGTTGTGGTGGATGATGTTATGAATCAATCCTTGATAAAGGGTAACCCCGCAAGACATACAAGATTTATGTCTGATATAAAGAATAGCCCTTTTCACGGAAGCTTTAGGAACGATAATCCACATGACTCTAGTGGTAAAGACACAGTCTGCACTGCTGATCCTAACCCTGTAACTAAAGATACAAAAATTGTATTTGTAAACCCTACCTGCTCGGAAGAAAATGTCAAAATTTAATCCAGTAGTTTTAATTACTCAGCCTAGAGAAATCACCGAAGTGATAGACTCTATGAAAAAATATATAAAATACCCCAAGGTATGGTTCAAAGGATATACTGAGCCCGAAGTTACTGAAGAAATAAATAGATACGTAAGAAATACTAATTACAGTCATTATATTATATGCGCGGATGACGTTATTGTTAACGAACTGGTTCTCGAAGAAATGGATAAATATGTTAATATATTTTCTCTTGACCATGAAACATCACGAGATATAGTTACTGGGTGGTGTAACTTAGATATTGATCATATAGACGGTAGCTTAAAGCGCGACAGCAACATAGCAGAAAAAGAGATAACCTTGAAAAATGGGGTTTGGCCGTTAAAGAGTGATTACGAATTTTCTTCAATACAGAGCATTTTGTCTAGAAAGGGTTTGATTCGAACATACCTATCTTCTTTTGCTCTGTCTTGCGTGCCTAGAGAAACTTTGATTGGATACCCGCTCGCTACTTATAAAACTCCCGGTTTTCTGTTTGAGAGAACGCCTCGCGCTCAACCCCGTGGATGCTGCGCTGATCACGAATTTTCTCGAAGGATCACCGAAGACGGAATAAAAATTTGGACTACGCCAAAAATGTTTATAAAACACCTGAGAGAAGAGCGTGACGCCTTCCTTAAGAGAAACTGGATCGTAGGAAAAGTTGAACCAACTATGACCGAGGAGACAAGTTTTCCCGTCTTTAAAAAATACAATATTATAAAATGAACTTACTAGTAACAGGTGGATGCGGGTTTATTGGCTCTAACTTTATAGAGCATGTTATAGAAAAAAAACGAGTTCATAAGCTTGTCAATGTCGACTGTCTCTCTTACGCGGGCTCACTAGATAATACAAAAAAAGTTTATAAACACCCTAAATATCTTTTAGAAAAATACGACTTATCAAACTATGGAAAAGCATACGATACCTTTTACAAACACGACATAACACATGTAGTCCACCTAGCCGCAGAAACACACGTAGATAACTCTATATTAGACGCTGACGCGTTTTTATCATCAAATGTACTCGGAACACACAACCTCCTTAAGGCGGCCTTAAAATTCAAAATAAAGCGATTTCATCATGTATCGACAGACGAAGTATATGGTCATCTGAACAAGGGGGACAAAAAGTTTTCAGAGAACACCCCTTACGACCCAAGAAACCCGTATTCTGCCTCTAAGGCTGCCTCTGACTTCTTGGTAAGATCTTATTTTCATACTCATGGATTACCGGTTACTATTTCGAACTGTAGTAATAACTATGGGCCAAACCAACACAAAGAAAAATTCATACCTACCGTAATAAACTCCTTACTAGAAGGAGACCCTATTCCCGTATACGGGAAAGGAGATAACGTTAGAGACTGGATTTACGTAAGCGATCATTGCAATGCTCTATGGAAGATTTTAACAAAAGGAAAGCTGGGTGAAACATACCTAGTCGGAGCAGAATGTGAAAAAACTAATTTAGAAATAATTCACGAGATTTGTAAAATGTTAAATAAGAGTCCTGACGATTACATAAAGTTTGTAGAAGATCGTTTAGGGCATGATTTTAGATACGCCATTAATAATTGTAAAATATTTCAAGAATTAAAATGGAAACCTAAGGTCAAATTAAAACATGGAATTAAAAAGACAATAGATCATTATGCACGAATCATTGATAGATGATGTAAGGCTACATGTTGACGAAATCTCCCCGAACGAAGACGAAACTCTTATCAAGGGGTGGTGTGCGTCAGATTCAGCTGAAATAAAATCTGTGAGATTAACTGCTGGTAAAAAGTTTTCTTTTTCTGGGGATGTTTCGCAAGAGAGAAAAGACGTCTACGAGTATTACGGAAACAATGACAAGTACCTAAATTCCGGTTTCTCTATAAATGTCACCAAGAAGCTAAAGGATAAAGAAGATATATTTTTACAAGTTTTACACGAAAAAGAATGGAAAAATGCCCAGAGACTTGAGGGAACAAGCGTTTATAAAATCTACGAGCCAGAATCAATAAATTTTAAAATTAATAGCAAGTTTGATATAAACGCAATTGTCGTAGACAACTTCTACGAGAATCCAGAGGAGGTAAGGGAATTCGCACTACGGAGAGGTTCATTTAATCCCCACTTAGAATACCACAAAGGCCAGAGAACAGAGGAAGTCTGGAGACCAGAGGAAGTCAAACAATCGCTAGAAAAACTTTTGCAAAAAAAGATTACAGGTTGGGAGTCTCATGGAGCCAATGGCGTTTTTCAATATTGCACTTCTGAAGACCCTATAGTTTACCATGTAGATCCGCAATCTTATGCTGCTGTGGTTTACTTAACTCCTGATGCACCACCAGAGTGTGGTACCACTCTTTACAGAAGCAGGGTTAATGGCTTAAGAGAAGCTCCAACAGAAGAAATAGCAGAACAATTAGGCAAAACAAAAGAACATTTAAACGCTGAAATTTTTAGCGCTGGGTTCTATGACAAAACTAAATTCGAGACAGTAGATGTTATCGGGAACGTCTTCAATAGGCTTGTCGTCTGGGATGCGAGATTAATCCATGCTGCTTCAGAGTACTTTGGTTCTGATATGAAAGACTCTAGGCTTTTTCACCTGTTTTTCTTCGATACGGAGGAGTAATGAAATTGGCAATTCTTCAACCTAATTTTTTTCCGTATAAATCTTATTATGATTTAGTAAAAAGGGTTGATAAAGTTATTTTCCTTGATGATGTATATTACAATAATAAAAGCTGGGTAAACAAAACCCTGCTAAAAGTAAGATCAAAGGATTTTTATTTCAGGATACCCATAAACAACTACAAACAGTTAAACATAAAAGATGTCAAAGTTAAAAATGAAAAATGGAAAAAGAACTTTTTAAAAATGATTAATCTTGAGTATAAATATTGCTCTAATTTTTCATTAGTGTTTCCTATTATAGAAGAGGCGATAAGTTTACCAACAGACAGCATTTCTCATCTTTCTGCTTATAGTGTTTTTAAAATATCCAGCCTCTTCAAGGACAATACAAAGTTTTCTTTTTCTTCTATTGAATACCCGAATGTAAAGGGTTCTATAGAAAATAAAATTTTAACTATTTGCAGAAAGGAAAAGGCTTCAATCTATTACTCTCTGGATAAAACCCCAAGTAATTCGGAAAAATTCCTCAGAAACGGCATTAAAGTAAGTAACTTCATATCTTACAACGGAAAGTGTTCGATCATGGACGACCTGATGACAAACCATTCTTACAACCATTTCCTTAAAAAAGAGTGTAATCTTCAGCAACATGAAAGATCGCAATGACTCGAGCCAGAAGAGTAAAGTAAAAATTCGTGGAGATAGAAAAACCGCAGAAAACTTAACAGAAACAAGCAGAAAACTAAAAACGGCTCCAAATCCAATAAAAAGGCAAATTAAAATAAATCAATTTCCTTGGACCGAAAAACAAAAAGAATTTTTTAGAGTAGCCCTAGACCCTTCTACTAACATAGTTTTTGTCAATGGTCCAGCGGGAACAGCGAAGACCCTGCTTTCTGTATACTGTGGCCTTCAGCTTCTAAACATGAAGGCTGCCAACGACATAATGTACTTACGGTCTGCGGTGGAAAGCTCAGACAAAAGCTTAGGATATTTGCCCGGGGACGCAAACGAAAAGCTAAGGTTTTACAACCTGCCCTTTCTTGATAAGCTGGAAGAACTACTAACGGAAAGTAATGCTCAAAAGCTAGAAGAACAAAAAAGAGTTTCCATGTTTCCCGTTAATTTTGCCAGAGGTATGAACTGGAAATATAAATGTGTCATTCTTGACGAGGCCCAAAATAGCTCAATAAAGGAAATTATAACTGTACTTACCAGAATGGGGGAGGGGTGTAGGTGTTTTATCTTGGCTGACCCAATGCAGACAGACCTGAAGAATGAAAGCTCTCACGGCGGGTTCGAAGGACTGTCTCATATTTTTTCTGACGAAGAAAGTATTAAAATGGGCATATACTCGTTTGAATTTTCTGAGGAAGACATCATGAGATCAGAGTTGGTTAAGTTTTTAGTTAAAAAAATTCACGAGTTTGCTGAGGAGGAATAAATGCACGCCGCATTAAGAAAAGAATTCGAAAATCTAAAATCATTATCCAAGGAAAAGGGCGTATCTATTTCTCTCATGGAAACCATGGTAGAGCATGTCATTTTTGTTTCTTCTGGGAAAAAGTTAGTTTGCCTAGCTATACAAGAAGGAAAAATTCACAATATGCTAAATTGCTTTCGAGTGAATCTTAAAAAATGGGAGTGGGCGGAAGCAGAAGGGTTTAACCTAGAAGAAGGAATACCTGACTCATTAAGCGAGGAAATTTTAATTAAGCTTAACACTCCGGACGAATATTTAAGTTATCTGGGCCTTTTGTAACCCGTTAAGATCCGTGATAATTTTTGTTATGTTGATTGGTCCAGTGGTTCTTTTTGTTTAAACCGTTTCTTTCTATATAGACTTCCGTTTCGTGCGCCAATGAGTTTATTTTTTGAAAAAATAGAGCAATTTGCTTATCGGGATTCTTGCAAAAAGGAAAGCTTAACGACATGATTTCTTTTAGTTCTTTTTTCATTTTTTGCCTTAATTTTAATTACACTATGAAAAATATATTTATTTTAAAAAAAACAAAAAAGTGATATAATAATCGTATATGAAAAAGTATTGTTTTAATTGTGGGGCAAAAATGGAATTCTTAATTAAAGAAAGGCCAAAATTTTGCGCACAATGTGGAAAACCGCTGGAGTCTTCGCTTGCCGCTGGCAACGAAGGAGGCGTAATTGAAGATGACTTCGATGACGCTACGGTGGTTAACGTAGGAGGTAACATGCAAGGCTTAGATTTCGATTTAGACACCGAGGATCTGAAGGTAAAAAAAGAGAACCTTCAGTCTCTCATGGGTACGTTAGATGAGCCAAGCCACACAAATCAGTCTCCCGTAAATTTTCCGACCCCCTCGAAGAAAGAGGTTCTAGAACAATACAGAAAAGAGGCCGGAACGTTAAGGGACAGTAGGCGTTCTACAGAAAATGAGCAAGAATGAAAAGAAAGACACAACTAAAAAGCCCACATTCGAAGAAAGCATTGGTTTTATTGATCAAGAAATTACCAAAAGAAGAGGCAAATGGAACTTAACATCGCTTCACTGGATGGATTACGATGATGTTTCGCAAATTATAAGAATTCATATACATGAAAAATGGCACTTATATGACGCAAGCAAGCCGTTAGGCCCTTGGGTAAATAGAATAATTTCTAATCAGATAAAAAATCTTATAAGAAATAATTATGGAAACTTTAGTAGACCATGTTTAAAATGTGAAGCAGCTAGGCCAAACAATGGATGCGATATATATAACTCTCAATGCGCTGAATGCCCGCTATACGCTAAGTGGGAAAAAACTAAAAAATCAGCATATGAGATTAAAATTCCGCTAGCCTTGGAAGATCACTCTCATGAAGTAAGCCCGGTTTGCTTTGAAGACAACATAAACTTAGGTAAGTTTGCCGCAAATTTACATGAAGAAATGAAGACTAAACTAAAGCCGAACGAATGGCTTGTTTACGAAGGATTGTTTATTAACAACAATACAGAGGAGGAAGTGGCGAAAGAAATGGGGTTCAAATCAAACGAAAAGAACAGAACCCCCGGTTATAAACAAATTAAAAATTTAAGAAAAAAAATTATAGAAAAGGTTAAAAAATGCCTAAAAAAGGATGAGGTAGACTACTTATGAAAATACACGACAAATTAGCCAATGGAATATATCTTGGAGCTTCAGCAATTCCGGGCGCTGGAGTAGGGGTATTCACGGGAGTGCCAATCGGAGCAGGAACACCCTCGTGCGAATACAAAGGAGAAACATTTGACAGCTTAGATGTTCCTCGTCAACGATACGAATATACACGGCAGAGCGGGTTCTCAACGCCGCCCCTTATATATACGCAAGCCCATCCGCCGTCAGGATTATACATAGAATCGCACCCTGCTCTTTGTAAAGCAGAAATGGGGTTAGGCTGTTTTGTGAATGACGCAAGAAATCATACGAACAGAGAAAAAGCTATTGAAGAGGAGCAAGATCCGGAGAAGAAACTAAACATGTCAATAGAAGCGGGGTACAATTGTACTTATTTCATAGTCCCAAATGAGCCTATTATTTATTTAACAGCAATAAGGAACATAGAGCCCGGAGAAGAGTTGCTCGTAAATTATGGAGATAAGTACTGGAAGCCTTTTATTGAGGCGGAGCAAGCGCAAAAAAAAAGCCAAGAAGAACGGAAAAAAACAGAACAAAAAAGCGAAAAAGAAAACCTAGAAAAAGAAAAAGAAAATGAGCTCGTCTCAACATAATTCCTTAAGCTCGGAGCAGAAAGAAAAAATTCTCAACGAGTGGAACTCTAGGTTAGAAAATCCTCCTGCTTTATTAGAGTTAATAAGAATAGCTTACCCCGACAGACCAGATCTAGACGGCAGGAGCAAAGAGGGTAGAGAAATTAAAGCGTTTCTTGCGACAAGAAAAATAAAAGCTCACGGCGCTCACGAATACCAAGCTAAAGAAAAAATAAACCTTACAGAAGAACAAAAACAATTCGTAGAAAGCAATGCTTCTATGATGAACGGAAGAGAGATAGCTTGCATTATATTTGCTGACAATGAGCTTACAAATCTCCATCAAGAAGTTCGATCTGTAAATGACCACATAAAATCTTTAGATTTAGAACCGTACGAAAACCCCAATGAGGTTCCCAACTCGGAATATAAGCCGCCAAAAACGTTTGACAAAACCGTTAATACAGTAAATAGATATGTTAATAACGAAATCGATAAAAACAAAATCACAAGCTCTATCAAAAAGAATATCGATTCTTTGATAAACTATTTAAGTACTTATAGGTTTAGTCATCAAATTAATACCTACTCATCACAAACAGACAGAGAGCTGTTTGAGAGCAGCTTTATAAGATATACCCACGACAAGCCAGATTTGTCTCAAGAAGAGGTGGATCAATACATAGTCCTCTCTACCGAAGTCATTATTGCGGCCAGCATTCAAAGAAGAACGGAAAGACTTCAGGAGCTGCTTGATACCGCGGCCGAAGACACAGAGGGAAGGCGTATTGCCATGGCCCTTGTAGACGCTATCAGTTCCGCGCAGACAGAATACAACCAATGCATCAATAGACAGCAAAAACTACTGGACTCCCTAAAGCAAAAAAGAAGCGATGTACTTAAAAACAAAATTAAAGAAAACGCTAGCGTTCTAAACCTTGTTCAGCTTTGGAAGGAAGAGGAAAGCAGAAAGAAACTAATACAGCTAGCGAACATAAGAAAAAAAGCTGTGTCAGACGAGGTAGAAAACTTGACTGGCATGGATGAAATTAAGTGCAGAATTTTAGGACTAAGCAAGGGAGAGGTTTTGGATGAGTAGTGTCATTGTTCCAGCTCCGACTTGTCAGGCCTGTCAAAAAGAATTTGAAACGCATAGACAATTACACGCTCATCTTAAAGCTCACGATTTAAGGGTTGTAGGGTATTATCAAAAGTATTTCCCAAGGTATGATCTTCACAATAATGACATTATTAAATATAAAACCTTAGAACAATATTTTTCGACAGACTTTAATTCTAGAACTAATCTTCGACTTTGGCTTAAATCTGTTGAGAAGGATGAAGCGGCGACTTATTGTAAAAATACTTTATTGAAAAGAAAAAACGACAAGGGTCTTATTTATACTCCAACCCAAGTAGAACTTAGGACAATACTTTCGCCACCCATTCAATATCTGCGAGAAATTCTAGATGGATACTACAAGGTCTGTGAAGAAATGGGGTTTAAAAATAAATATCAATTACCCTCAGAAATAGTTGAAGGAAAAGAGTACGCGAAGCCGCAATATTCTATACATATAGATACAAGAGAGCAACTCCCCTTAAAGTTTGATGATTACCGCACTAGGTCCACGACGTTATCCGTGGGGGACTACACTTTTAGCGAGCCCAAGCTAACCTGTAACTGCTATATAGAAAGAAAATCTTTGGCTGACTTTATTTCTACCATGAGCGTCAAAAACTTAGATAGATTTGAAAAAGAAATAATAAGAGCGGAAGACGAAAAAATTAACTTAATCATTTTAGTAGAAGACACCTTGGCTCACGCCGTTAGTTTTAAATATTTGCCCCATATATCAAAGAAAATAAAAGCAACGCCAGAATACATATTTCATAACGTAAGAGAGCTAATACAAAAATACCCACACATTCAGTTCCTGTTTGTGGGTGGCAGGAAAGAGGCGGAAAGAGTAATTAAAAAAATATTTTTTAGTGGGTGTTTTTATAAAAAAATAGATCTCCAGTACGCGTACGATACGAAAGTTTTATAATGTGGTATTGCCCTGAAAAATACGAAATCGAGCCGGAAAACATCAACGAAAAAATGATGTCAATAGAAGGCTTTTTGTCGGACAGAGAAGCCAAGATGACATTGGCAAAATTTTTGCACGCCAACCTAGGTTTTACGACAGAATTGATTTCAGGTATTAAGCTTGCTCCTTTTCAGGAAGTGACTCTCAGGGGAATGATGAACAGAAATTTTAGCATGTGCGTCTGGGGTCGTGGCTGTGGCAAAACTTTTATAGCTTCAGTGTTTTGTTTTTTGCAATGTATTTTTAATCCGGGAACTAAAATTCTTGTGGCTGGACCAACTTTTCGTACGGCAAGATTTATATTTAGTAATTTGGAAAAATTAGTAGAGTCTAAAGGCGCAGAATTGTTAGCTCAATGTTTTGGAGCGAAAGTAAAGCGTAATGACCAGTTTGAATGGTCTATTAATGGAGGGACAATTACTGCAATTCCGCTTAACGGAGAAAAGATTCGTGGTTTTCGCGCAAACGTACTTTTGCTAGACGAGTATCTTTTATTGCCTGAAGATTTGATCAACACAGTTCTCATGCCGTTCTTGGTAGCTCCGCAAAACATGAAGGAGCGCATAGAGATCAGGGAAATGGAGGATAAATTAATTGAGTCAAAACATATGAAAGAAGAAGATAGAATGGTTTTCGAAAATGACTCTAAAATGATAGCTCTATCCTCTGCTTCTTATACGTTCGAAAATCTATATAAAACTTATAAAGATTGGGCGAATCATGTTTATGATGATAAAAAATCAGACTCTTCGTATTTTATTTCTCAAATGGGGTACGAGGCCTTACCAGAACACATGATTGATCAAACCATCATTGAAGCGGCCCAAGATGGGGGGACATCTAACGCTTCTTTTCAACGTGAGTATTGTGCTATGTTTACGGATGGAAGTGATAGTTATTTTAGCGCCATCAAAATGCACGCATGCACTATCCCAGACGGAGAAGAACCAACAACTCTTATAAAAGGAAGACAAGACAAAAAATACATAGTAGGCATTGACCCCAACATGAGCGATAGCCCAAGCGCGGACTACTTTGGTATAGCAATAATGGAAATTGACGAAGAGAAAGAAACCTCTACGTTGGTACATAATTATGCTGGATTAGGCAACCTAAATAAACACGTACAATATCTTTATTATATATTAGAGAATTTTGATCCAGTTTTAATTTCTGTTGACAATGCTGGGTCGGACATGTTTCTTGATGCTTCCAACAATTCTAAGCTTTTTCTGGACAACAGGATTAGCTTAAAAACAATTGAGTTTGATTCCAACAAGGAAGGCACAGATTATATTAAACAAGTAAGAGATTTTAAAAGAGCGTATAACAAAGAAAATAGACAAATAGTGTTCAATCAAGTCTTTTCAAGCGATTGGATAAGGAAAGCTAACGAACTTTTACAGGCCAACATTGACTACAAGAAAATATGGTTTGGCTCTAAAACCACGGCTAATGGCTCCGAATTCGATAAACAAAGCACTTACAAGATTAATTTAAAGCAAGTTAATGAAGATAATTTGGGAATGTTCATAGAAACTCAAGATGATCTAGTATACCAAGTTAAAAGACAATGCGCCTTAGTTGAGGTAAAAACCACGGCGAGAGGAACGCAGACATTTGACTTACCGCAACACTTAAAGCGGAATACTAGCGCGAACAGAGCAAGAAAGGACAATTATACCGCATTATTACTTGCGAACTGGGCAACGAAATGTTACTTTGATATGCAAAATTATAAGTTAAACGAAGGAAGTGCGACATTTACCCCCAGAATGGTGTAATGTAAAATAAGATTTAATTTAAAAAAATACGCCAAAAAAAACTAAAATGAAGGAAAAGAAAGAAACTCCAAAAAGCGCTGCTCCCAAAAAGCCAAGAAAGCCAAGGGCGTCTACAGCAAAGAAAGAGAAAGCTTCCATTGGACCGTTGATGACATCAACGGCAGGATATACGCTTGAGTCCGTTTCCCATTCCGACTCAAGCACCTCAACTTACAGAAGGAACAAGTCAGGCAATATAGAAAGAACCGACAAATTTACGAACATTGAAAAGGGTCTTATTCCGTTCAAGACTTATACTGGCTCAGGGCAAAGTGGAATCTCCATAAGGGACGCCATAATTTTATGTCAAAAAGCGTATTACAATTTTTCTGTATTTAGGAATACAATTGACTTGATGACAGAGTTCTCTTCGAGTGATATTTACTTTGAAGGAGGAAGTAAAAAATCTCAAAAGTTTTTTGAATCTCTTTTTAAAAAGATAAATGTTTTTGACTTGCAAGATAGATTTTTTAGAGAGTATTACAGGTCGGGAAATGTTTTTTTCTATAGGTTTGATGCGAAGCTAAAGCCTGCTGACATTAAAAAAATAAGCCAAACATTTGGCGCAAAAGCTAAAACCGTAAAGATTCCATTTAGGTATGTGATTTTAAACCCAGCAGATATACAAATTTCAGGTTCGTTAAATTTTAGCCAAGCAAGAAAATATCATAAAGTACTTACTGACTACGAGCTAGAGAGAGTAAGAAATCCCAAGACAGAAGAAGATAGGGAAATATACGAAGCGCTTGATCCTGCTACAAAAAAGAAAATTAAAGGCAGTCCTCTTTCTAACGCGGTCCTTATGCTTCTAGACGCAGATAGATTTCATGCGGTATTCTACAAAAAACAAGACTACGAACCCTTTAGTGTTCCCATGGGGTATCCAGTTCTTGAAGATATAAATCACAAGGCTGAACTAAAAAGAATGGACATGGCGATAACGAGAACCGTTCAGCAGGCCATCCTTCTTGTCACCATGGGGACAGAGCCAGACAAGGGTGGAATAAATCAAGAAAATCTGCTAAAAATGCAAAACCTTTTTGAGAACCAATCCGTAGGAAGAGTTCTTATAGCAGATTACACCACTGATGCTAAATTTGTAATACCGCAAATTGGAGATATTTTAGATCCTAAAAAATACGACGTTGTCAACGCCGACATTAATTCTGGATTAAACAATATGCTCACGGGAGTTGATACTGGGGGAGAAAAATTTGCCAATATATCTTCAAAGGTTGAAGTTTTTATAGCAAGGTTAAGGCAAGCTAGATTAGCTTTCCTGAACGACTTCCTTACGCCTGAAATAAAAAGGATCTCTAAGTCTCTCGGTTTTAAAAATTATCCCACTCCAAAATTAAACGAAGTTCTCTTAAGGGACAATACAGAAAAATACAGGGTCTACACTCGCATGGCCGAACTAGGACTGTTGACGCCAGAAGAGCTTTTTGAGGCGCTCGATACAAACAAATTACCGAACAAAGAAACCTCAATGGATTCGCAAAGGAAATATATAAACGACAGAGATGAAGGACTTTACTTTCCGCTAGTTGGTGGATCACCCGTAGAGAACCCAGCCATGGAGGGGTGGGTACCTCAAGAAGTTGCTCACCCAGAATTACAAAAAACGAACACAACCCCCCCAAGCAAAAAAACTGCACCAAAAACTACTACCCCCAAAAAAAGCCAAACAACTTCCCCCAACGTAGGAAGACCTTCCGGAACCAAGGGAATCCCTCAAAAAGAAAAAACTACGGCAGAAGTAAACTTTAGCTTTGAAGGCGTAAAACAAAATATCGTAAAATCTCAAGATTTAGAAAAACTAGTTCAAAAAGAGCTTAGAAAAAAACACAAGAAAACAAGGCTTACCAAAAACCAAAAAGAGGTGGCCGAAACAATTAGTCACATAATTATTTCCAACGAAACCCCCGACAAGTGGAGCGAGTGCGTAGCAAAATATTGTGAAAAACCAGTAGATCAAAACGCAGAACAAGTTAGACGAGTAGAGGATATCGCCATAAAACATCAATTAGATACTTTTATGGCAAGCATACTATTTCACAGCACAATAAAGAACGAAGAAAATGAGTAGATTTAGACACACAGGTTTACGTAGTACTCAGTTAAATATAAGCAGGAACTCCGCTTTTTTAACGAGCAATAATGGTTTGCTTATTCCCGCGCCAATGGCTCACCAAAATATCGTTATAATGGATGTTATTGAATGCGGTTGTTCTGCTTCAGGAAAATTAGGCACTGGGCCCAACGGGGGAGGCGTACATCTTTGTAACGTAAACCAAGGAAACAATCATCTCAGAGCTCCTATTCCCGTTCCTAACGGTCAAGCTGTTTATACAGATATGCAGGGGGGAGAAGTAACGGTTACCTACGCTATTGGGCCTCATTTCTCTGACACAACCGGAGCAGGCTCAGGAAGTCAAGTCGGCGCAACAACTACTCCTACCCCTCCAGCAGCTACGACAACGACAACCACAACAACTGATGCACCCGGCTCAATGACAATGGCGTGGGCTGCCGCAACCTCTTCCATTACAGACGCAATCAATAACCAAGTTTTATATATTA